TGGTTTCTATATCCAAATCAAAGATCTTTGCAAATTGATCATTGAGTCTTCCTTCAGGATCGTGAAACATGACATCTCCGTCTGCACGTTTGATGGCTCCTGCTACTTCGGATAACAAAACGGTTTTACCGGATCCACTGGGTCCGAATATTTCAACTATTATACCACCTGGGATCCCTCCTCCTGCAATACGAGTACCGCTTATGGCCAAGTCCAATAAGGTGGATCCTGTGGAGATCATACTTCCTACATCTCCAATGGTCTTCTTTTTGGTGGGGATAGACTTTGATACCTTACCTTTCACCTGTGCAGATATGGGTTGTTCCTTAGTCCTTCTCATGTATTAGAATTTTCATTATCTCATTGATGGAGTTTTTCAACTTACCACGATATTTCAACTCCATAGCCCGTAAGAACTCACTTCTGGAGCGAGGCTCCTGTTTACCCACAGCTTGTTGGAGTTGATAGGTTTCCCATTCACGTTCTATATGACTGACCATCATTTTGATCAGTCCCTCCTTGGATATTCTGTGGTCTAGCCAATCACTGATTATTCCTCTGATGAGCACGCTCTTGTGAATATCGTATACTATACAATAGAGCTCTATGTGTTCAGCAGTTTCCGCATCAGTGTAGACTACGTGGTATTGGTCGTTTTTGTCTGACATGGTGTGTTATCGTTTTTTGGAGGCTTCGTTGCAACTGTCCCACACGTCACAGTCTTCACATTCGGGTTGGGTGTCATTGTCCGTACCGAACTCATATCCGTGGGGACACTCATCCTCTGTGGTCTTTTTCTTGCCACGGGTTCGTCCTGTTTTCTTCGGTGGTTGTGCCGGAGGTTCCTCCTGTTCATAATCCTCTTCTTCCTCCTCGGGCTCCTCTTCCTCCTCGGGCTCCTCATCGACAGGCCTCCTCTTGTTGGTTTTTGGCTTACGGAACCCTGAGGCCTTTGGAGCCTCAGGTTCTTCCTCCTCGGTGCCTTCTTCCTCTTCAGGGATATCACCCATATTATGGAACATGCTCTCCAGTTCTTTGTAGCTGAGTACCTTGAGACACTCGCCAAGTTCAGGAACTTGGTCCAGGATATCCTCGCCATATACACTGTCCCGTTCCAGGAAGTTTATTCGGCTGGTTTCCCAGTAGCTGCCGTTACCGTACTTCTCTTCACGGAACCGGATCTCTAGGGTGAGCCCATCTTCCAAGCCTGGGAAGCGGTCATTTGAGGGATCGTTCTCCAACTCCTCGTCGAGTTGCTTTTCGAATAGGGAATATGAATAATCCCAGATCATAATCTCCTCATCCAGTTTCTTGTTGTCAATGGGAATGACGGCATACAGATACCTGCCCTTGCTGTAAAGAGCACTCAATTCATCCTTTTCGGCTCCCTCCTCACGACGCTGTTTTGCATATTCACAGATGGGGCACGGCTGATTGAATGTACGGGGGCACACCACCCGTTCTGTGTTGGGACCAATGTCCTTGTGGATACGGAACGGGAAGCGCCACCACAGATCTCCTGGGCGGGCAAGCTGGTGTTCGTCACTACGTTCGGGGTGGTTCTCGTTTTGAACAATGTACGGCAATATGTCCAGCATATAGTTGCGCTCTTCGATTTTGAGTGCTTTCATGCCTTCCGGCAATTTCAGATAACTGAACGATGCGAACTTCTCCTTTTCCTTGTGGATTCCTGTGGACACACGTCCACTGAAGCTGAAAGAGCTCCTGGTTTTCTTTTTAGCCATTTCTTTTGCGTCTTAATGATTTGTTTATTCCTGTCTGTATTTTCTGTTCTCGTTGTTTGCGTAACTGTCCTAGGTCGTGGGGTACGTTGGGTCCGGCAAAATAGTTTTGCCCGTGCAGCTTTATGAGGCCTTCGATCATGGACTTGCGGTGGCCAATGGCCTCCATAACTCCATTTAGTACATTGACCTCATGATTGGCATTGTGGTAAATCTTCTGTACTCTCTTGTATTCCGTTTGCATCAGAATAACACTCTTTACTGCTCCCTCGGTGATCTTTGGGAGGTTGTACTCGTCTGGGTCTTCACGTATTTTCAAATCCAATTCGGCAAATGTGAGTTCCATTGCCTCCTTGGCCTGATCGCGAACACGCTTGGCATCGGACAGCATTACGCTGTACCGAACAGTCAAAGCGGGTTGCTCGAGACATTCCATGTCCAAAGCATCCTCGTCGATATACATGTCTTGTTCGTACTTGTTCATATCTTGGTTTTGTTAGTTTCAAAAAACAGGGGAGTGAAACAATCCCCGTTTCACTGAGGACTCCCCTGACCAGAGCTGCGGGCACGGATTGGATATCTCACTCACCGTCAGACCAGTTGGATTTCGCTTCTTCAAAGAACGTAAAAAGGAGTGTGGGCATGTCAAACCCGTAAGCCATGACTATCACGATCCCTGATCTGATAGAAAGTCCCACACTCCTAAGCCTTTATTACACTATAACAGGCAAACACTAATCCTGGGAAGCCCGTGTTATAAAATGGCTCCTGAAACATTTCCAGAACTAATCCGGCCTGTTCGTTATCTTTATTCAACAACACCGATTGGGCATATCCCATGACGTGTCGACGTATACCCTCTGGCTCCTGGTTCTTTAATCCCTTCAGTATCTCACGTACGGGGTTCCAGTGTCTTCTGGGGTCCATTAGAGCTCTACAAAGTTCTATGCTTTGCGTTTCAATGTATTGTGCTGTTTTTGCCGTCTCTAGACGATCACCCTTGGGCACACTGAGAGTCTTCTCCAAAGTCTGCAAAGCATTGCGAGGATGTCCCTGGGAAGTTTCAATGATAACTTCTAGTACCTCATCCTCCAGGTGTTCCTCCTCGTCTCGTAGCACCCGCTTCAGCAGCATGCGCATTTGCTTGTCTTCGAGAAGCTGCATTTCATACTGTAGGCATCGTCCTAATATTGTCTTTAACAACTTGTCCGGCTCGGTGGTGCAAAGTATAAAATAAGCACGCCTGGGGGTGTCCTCAAGTATTTTCAACAGAGCGTTCTGTGCCTCGTTGGTGAGTTTGTGACACTCGTCCAGTATAAACAACCGAACTTCTTTCATGGGGCTGAGCACAGCTACTTCCCTGATACGACGGACCTTGTCGATGCCTCTGAAATCAGCAGTGTCCAATTCTTGCAGGTCCAGCCCTTCGGCTCCTAACTCGGTGGCTAAAATACGGGCTACGGTGGTCTTGCCGCAGCCCGTAGGACCACTGAGTAAGATGGCATGGGGTAATTCGTTATTTTCCAACATGGTACTTAGACTGGAAACCGTTTCAACATTTCCTACTATGTCCTTGAGTGCTTGTGGACGATATTTTTTGTACAGTGACATATTTACGGGCTTTTACTTATTATACGGAAAATTTTTAAACTTCTATTGACTCACTTGCCCAAGACCCATCAATGGGGAACAAATCACCTTCAACTTCTAGAGGTACATTAATCCATTTCCACGCTTGGGGTAGGTCTTGGGTTGTTACTCGGCGTATTGTTTCTATGACATGGGTTAGCTCAGCAGGATTCACATCGAATATAATGGCGTCGTGTATCTGTCCGATTAAACGGGTGTCCCACTTTTCCAATTGCATCAACCTGTCCAGTTCTATAAAAGACCACAACAGACAGTGAAACGCACTGCCTTGAATGGGATAGTTTGTGGCGTCGTTGCGTTCCATTAGTCCTGAACACCGGAATCCAGTCTTCATGTCTATATAGCCGAACTTACGATACGCTGCCCACCACCGACGTTTCCAAGCAGCATAGTCTGGAAAACGGTTTTCCCAGAAGTCTTGTTCGATGTCCTTTAGATGGTCGGTGAACTTTTGCAACGATCCCAACTCATGACTAATCAGGTGGTCTGATATGTGAGCCCCTTCAAATCCCACACCTTGTCCTGGTTTCCATCGTTCTCCTTTTAAACCACACCACTTATTACCGCTGATGTCTACAGCATTATTGCCATAGTAGTCTCCGTAGAATTGTGGGAATACAAATCCGTTCTTTACAGCCGAACGCAAAAACGCATGTCCGTCAGTGGCTTTGTCGTACTTGTTGATATTGAATATCTGCTGGGTCATGTCGGCGTGCAGATCGTGCCCCTCTCGGATATACTTCAACATATTGGGGTCTTGGTGATAACACGCTGCTATACGCACCTCAAGAGCACCATAGTCAAATTCCAATAGCTGGTGTCCCGGACGTGGGTATAGAGCCTGTCGTGTAATACGTTGGGCCTCTTTGTCACGCTTGGGTATGTTCTGGAAGTTAGGACGATCTGACGAGCTGCGGTACGTACGCACAAAGTGCAAGTGGAAAAACGGGTGCACGTAACCATCCACCTGCTCCCGGGCAAATCCTCCTAGGTAAGTGTCCCGGTTCTTACGCATTTTGCGTATCTTGATAATTGATTCCAGCTCAGGTATTTCTAAGGCCAACAGGCTTTCCTCATCCACAGCACCCCGTCCAGAATCGGTCAGTTTAACAGGTGTCAACCCAAGCCGATTATAGATATAGTTACCAAGCTGAACGTCGCTGTTAATGTTGACGGCTCGGTTGCCTCTGGAGTGTTGCCAATGACGGAAAAACTTGGTCTTCTTCAATTGGACTTCTAGTTCATCAATCTGTTGGGTTAGTTGTTCTGTGGTGCATTCTATGTAATCCATGTCAACACGCATGCCCTGTTGTTCGGCACGCATCAGAGCCAAGGTCCCATTGTGTAACAGTCGGTAGGCATCGTTAGTATTAGGATGTAGATTCATCAGAAAGGTAAAAAGTCATAGTTCATTATTTTTATCTGCTCCACAGCAATACGATACTGCACAATAGTATCCATACCGTTGTATATCAGAGTAGGCCGTTCACCACCTGCCTCTATAAACTCTTCCAAGCGGTTGTGGCTGTTTCCGTTTTTGCTCTCCACACTTTTGAGGTATTGGCCTACCTCTTGATCATATTCCATTATACCTAAATACAGGTATGCTTGAAACGCTAACGATGTGATATTAGGACGATTGTCTAACAGGTGGGCAGCCAACATACTGTCAAATCCCAGGTTATTTATCTCAACTCCAAGTCGATACATCGACCAAGCCTGTTCAAACTTCATATTGTGTGCCATCTTAGTCACCTGATTATTAGTCAATAAGTTCAGAAAAGGACGTCTCTTCTTGCGAGTTTTAGGCATCAAGAATGCATAGGCTGTGTCCTTGTCGGGGCTTACCGAGGCTGAAACTATACGGTGTCCTGGGGCATGGGGCTTGAGTCCAGTGGTTTCAAAGTCTATGCTCACCATACCACTTTGTATTTCGTCCAACAGGGTGAGATCTTCAATGATCTCGATCTTTGGCTTTTTGTGTTTGGGCAGGTCGTCGTTGTAGTGGGTACGTATATTCTCGATGTCCTGGTTCCAGATAGTCATAAACTCCCGATCACGATCCCGTCGCTCTACATACGATGGGTGCCATATGGGGAATACCCACGCACCATATTCTTGGTCTGGGAACCGCATGCCTCTCCATGTGTTTATGCCATGCAGATCACGCTTCCACCGACCCCCCAAAAAGCTACGCAGTGCAATGTTACCTACTAATACAATGGCCCTTGGGTTGTATTCTTTTAGTGTTTTGTTTACCTTGACTACTCGGCAGCAATCAATTTGGTGGTCCGTAGGGGTGTCGTTGTCCTGTGGGCGGCAATTAACAGCGTTCAGCACCAAACAGTCCCTGAACAGATCTATACCCTGTTCGGCAAAGGTTTTCTGCAACAGTTGACCTGTCTTGCCTACGAAGGGCTTACCCTGTCGGTCCTCGGTTTCACCAGGAGCTTCACCGATTACAAGAATGTTGCGCTGGTTTTCACCATATGGATCCATACGGGGTGTTCGGCAATCTTTATACAATCCACAAGCTGCACAGCTCAGGGAATGCTTGCCGGAACGGCTGGCCATCTTTGTCTGTTCGGTATTGAAAAATCCTCGTCTCATTAATCAGGTACTTGCTTTTAGTTTAGTAGTATGTATCTACCCATTAATACACCCTCTAATGTGTAATACACAAAATAATAAGCATCCCTTACTTTTATTTTGTCTGCTGTTTTCATGTCTCTATTTCTTATTGGTTAATTGTTTGAGTGCTGCTTTGAATCTTTCGCCCAATATGTCACACGCATCCGTCCACCCTTCGTTATATTCACTATAACTATCTCTATTCCCAGTTTCTTTATACGGATGTTCATCCTCTGTTTTACTGATTAGTTTATCTATCTCATCCTCACTCAACTCAGGCAAAGAAAGGGAACAGAGGGCATCTTTATATCCATCTTGATAAGCCTCTTCAATAGTATCCGGTAGATCATCTGGTATTTTTATATCATCTCGAATTACCTTATCCCTGTTGATGGTCTGCATCTCAAATTCTTCTAACCAATATTCAATCTCGAATCCAGGATCATCGTAATATCCATCTTCAAACGTCGCGCTCTCAATACGCCTACTACCATTTACCTCTGTGCCTATCACATGATATATCCCCGGTGCTGGCATCCTTTCGCTTACTTTAATCGATCTGTATAGTTTCATTCTATTAGGCTATCAAGGTTAATGTTATTCGCTTCTAGTATATCGTAAAAGGTTGCTCTTATATCTACTATGGTGTCAAGCTTCTCATACTTCTCTACGTCTCTGAGGTATTGCTCTATTTGCCAGAGGGCGGTTGCTGTATTGCCTGCATAGAAAGCCCTTCTGTGATCTGCGACATCTTCTGGGAGTTTGTATATTAGCTTTACTTTCATCTCTCTATTTCTTGTTAGTTAGTTGTTTGATCACAT